AATTTGGTGAATAATCTCATGGGGTAAGATAACCGCGAACATTTCCAGTGAGTTATTATAAAAGAATTTATTTGCCAAGTGTACCAAATTTTCTTCTTGAATATTATATCCAGCGCATACAGTCAAGCGATTTGATAGCACAATTTTAGGCGGATTATATCGCGCCAATTGAGGATATATATTTGATAAGGTTTTAAAAACCTTATCACGCTGTGTTTCAACATAGAATTGTCTGGAGTTCATATAAAAGATTATACAGGAAATTTTTTATTCAGGGTGGCAAATATACCACAAAATAATTGATATATTTGTTGACACCTGCCAATTATACATGGTATAATTGGCGCCCCAAGATGCGAATGCGAATCATTCTCATCTGGAGTTAAATAAAATAAAACCCACCGAAGTGGGTTTTTGTGTTATTCCATTGTAAAGAATTCAATTGCTTCAAAGCCAATCGTGTTAATAGTTCGGCCATTAGCAGGAACGGTACAGTACATATCAAAATCCATTCTAAGCAATGCCAAATATTCCCCGCGCTTACGCTTGAATCCATCGTCAACGAAATCACATTGTGCAGTGCTGATATAATAAAACTTAGGGTTATCAACATTGCAAGCCGGCTTCACGCATACAGTCAAACCAGTAAATTCATTGCAGAAAACCTTACCGCCATCTGCAAACAATTGCTTCATTAAAAGTTTACGATCAACCTTATCTTGAGATGTAAATTTTGTCATTGTATTATATCCTTATAAGTTATCAGGTAATGTTAGGGTAAGGTATTAACCTTACCCTAAATTATAGCTTACTTAGGCAAGCAGTCAAAGATTTTTTTAAGTGCGGTTTTATTTGCCTTAGTCAGTGATTCGGTTTCGGATTCGGTCAAGCCGGCGAGTACCGCAATAGAATCGGCAACCTGATCTTTCTTCACAACCATCTCGCCGGTTTTGCTTGCTGCTACTTTGGCAACATAAACTTTCTCACGGCTGAGCTTAGCAATAACAGATCGCGCTGATTTGCCCAATTCCTGCGCAATCATCTCTACGCTTACGCCTGCAACATAGTCGGCAATCATCTTAGCAGATTGTTCTTCGGTGTAGTTAACAGCAACAGATTTTGTAGTCATAATGTTTTCCTAAAAAGTTAAGGGTTTATTCGAACAACACAGCTATTATATCACGGCTTCATTGCAAGTAGTGCGTAAAAAAGTGGAAAGCCAATCAAACTTGCGCAAACCAGCATAACTAAAATATCTTTAAAAATTCTCATTTTAATAACCTTGTATGGTAAAAAGCATAACACGGGCAACAAGTGCCAAAGAACCTATTATAACAGCAATTCCGGTAATCATGTCAAAGTTTAAGTATTTCATTTTGCGTCTCTCTGTTCCCTGATCCAATGAAACAATTATACAGGGTTTATTCATCAATTACAATTGTAAATTTCTATCGCAGTGATAGCGAAATACAATTGGACGGTAGGGGGCGGGTGTGCTATACTAGGGGGGTTATCAGACTTGCAAAATCGCAGTCGGGTGGGGGCCCACCAACATGCGGTATTTTAAGGTTTTTGTGACTACTACTTTAGGTGCTCTATGTTGTGCAGCTTGATCTTCATGGGCTCAAAAAATATTTACTTGCATAACTTCTGGAAGTTTGGTATGATTGAGGAAATTATTGAAAGTTTATACAATGACAAAATTAATGTTAACCACTCCTGCGGAAGTTTTAGAGATAAATCCGGAAAATTTGGAGGTAGCCAACTGCTATCTACAAAATCAAGATATTGTAAAGGTTGCGGAATTGATGGAAATTCCTGTACCCATGGTATCCCAGATCTTACAGAACAAGCAGGTAAAGTCCTATATAGACAATGTTTTCATGAATTTAGGATTCAACAACCAGTTTAAGATGCGTGAGGCTATGGACGCTGTATTGCGTAAGAAGTTTCAGGACATGGAGGAGGCAGATGTTGGTAGCTCAAAAGATATTATTGAGATCATGGCACTATCACATAAGATGAGTATGGAGTACTTACAAAAGCAGATTGAGTTGGAGAAGATGCAGCAACAAAATATCAAGTCACAGGTTAATGTGCAGATTAATGATAGTGGAGATTCTACTAAGTACGGACAATTGATCAAGCAGTTGGTAACCTTGGATCAACAATAATGCTCACTATTTCGAGACCAGACATTGATTCGGAGTCGATTACAGATTTTCCAGCTGAAACCAGATTTATCAAGCTACCAATTGTAAACTATCTAAAATTGCTTCCAGCGATTGATCCCGTCTCACATAAAATGGGTACAGCTTGGGATCAAATCAACCGCGCACAGGTTGCCTTAATCAACGCAGTTAATAACCCTAGTTATAGATTTATATGCGCTGCACTTGCGCGTAGATTGGGTAAAACCTACATAGCCAATGTGATCGGACAACTGGTGATGCTGGTACCTGGGTGTAATATTTTAATCATCTCACCGAACTATACTTTGAGTTCAATCTCATTTGAATTACAACGTCATCTAATTCGTAGCTTTGACCTAGAGGTGGAGCGTGATAATGTCAAGGACAGAGTTTTAGAGTTGAAGAATGGTTCGACTATCCGTTTGGGTTCTTTGAGCACTATTGACTCCAGCGTTGGTCGTAGCTATGACTTAATCATATTCGACGAGGCTGCACTGGGTGATGGCGGTGAGGAAGCATTTAATATTGCCTTACGTCCTACCCTGGACAAGCCGGGATCTAAAGCAATCTTTATATCAACACCTCGCGGCAAGCAGAACTGGTTCTCTAGATTCTTCGATAGAGGATTCTCCGACCTATTTCCACAGTGGGCTTCGATTACCGCTGACTACAGCGAAAATCCTAGAATGTCTGAATCAGATGTTCAAGAAGCCCGTTCAGTTATGTCTAAAGCAGAGTTCGAGCAGGAATACATGGCCTCATTCTCTGTATTTGAGGGTCAGATCTTTGCACTTGATCGCCAAACCATGCTCTGCGAGTATGAGCCTAGAGATGGCGATGAGGTTATTGCAGGTTTGGATCCAGGATATAAAGATCCTACAGCATTCTGTGTGGTGATCTATTCACCATGCGACGAAACTTATCATATTGTAGATGAGTATCAAGAGAATCAGGCTACTACTGTACAGCACGTAGATCGTATGCAGGAGTTAATTTCACGATGGGGTGTAGAGACCATATTTATTGACTCGGCAGCAGCTCAAATGGCCGCTGACTTAGCCTATACTTATGATATTGCCACCATTAAAGCAAAAAAGTCTGTACTAGACGGTATCGCCTTAGTACAGACCTTATCAGAGCAGAACAGAATTAAAGTAGCGCCACATTGCGAGCATGTGTTATACATGTTTGACCAGTATAGGTGGGATCAAAGAGATCAGGTTAAGTCAGAGCGGCCTGAGCATGGCATGGCTTCTCACATGGCCGATGCACTAAGATACGCACTATACAGCTATACTATAGGTTAAATAACCTCTGGAACCATCCACGATTTTTTAAGTCCTGAATTTTTAGCTGCGCTCTATGCAATTGCTCGTGGTAGACGGGAATGAGATTGGCATTCTCGTCTACTGCTTGCTTTAACTTCATCTCAATATACTTTTCATTAAAGTGCAGTTTTAGCTCACTTAGTTCAAGAGCAATATCTGATGCGGTTTTAAGCACTGATGTAGCTGGTAATAGCAGCAAATTCGGATTACTCAATAACCACTCGTAGTTGATTGTTCTATCTACTTTGGGAATCGCAGTATTCAAGCAATTTCCAAACTCCAGTTGCTGATTAATAAAATAAGTTTCTAGAATATCTAAGTAGTCTTTATGTGATTTAATAATGACCCTAAACTCAGGCATGCCTGCGTGGTCGTATGCAGTCTGCATTAACTTGCTTGCTTTGCCCTGCTGCATCTTCTCTGTATGCTGCTGCCATCGTTGCTCACAGTTTATACTTTGACCAACATAGTAAGCTCTATCCTTAAAACTGATCTGATAAATTCCCGAAGTCATACGTTCTCCTATTTGATATACTATATTATACCAAACTTACATATACAGTGCAAGTTGAAATTTTATGAAGCTAATAAAATTTATATGTTGACAACATACCCCTAAAGTGATAAAATAGTAACATTAAAATAATAAGTCAACAAAAAATACAATGGCTAAGAATACCGGCAATAACAGAATCGCAGTTAAATGGGTTCGTGACAGAGCCAAATCAGCCTACGATAAAAAAGATCGTTGTTACATATGCAATACTGATGTAGATTTAGAGCTTCATCACTTTAACTCTATTACAATATTATTGGAAAAGTGGGCAGCCGCGCAAGGTTACGATATTTCTACAGATGCTGGCATACTGGAGGTTAGGGACCAATTTATCTCAGAGCACAACAACGAACTCTATGAGCAAGTTAGAACTCTCTGCAATAAACATCATGTCGCCTTACATCAAGTATTTGGAAAAGCTCCTGCAATAAACTCTACACCACGTCAAGAGCGTTGGGTAGATATACAGCGAGATAAATTTAGTGGTGTAGAACCCAGTAATAAAAGTGCAGTTATAGGCTCCTTTTTTAGTAAATTTACTTAAAGGAACTCGATGGCTTGGTACAACAATGTAAACCAGTGGTTTCGCGAAAAGCTTAACCCTGCACAAGAGATTATATTAAGACAAGAAGGTGTTATAGTTGGCTCTGATGCCGCTGTAAATTACCGTCTTAGTTTTAAAAAGTTAGAGTCTGTTAATCGTGGCACCAGCATGATTGTAAATGGCTGTAGTAGCCTAGACTATGACGTAAAAGACAGCATTAATTCCAGCGTAAGCCCAGGCATGCGCCAGAAAACTTTAAACAACCTATTAAACTTTAGACCAAACCCATATCAAAGTGCGCAAGATTTCAGAGCCAGTTTATTTACTGACTTTATCTTGGAAGGTAATATCTTTATCTACTTTGATGGTGCACACCTGTATCATCTACCTGCAGCAAATATGCAAGTATTGCCAGACGAAAAAACTTTTGTCAAAGGCTACAAGTATAACAACATGCAGGATTTTAAGCCTACAGAGATTATTCATATCAGAGACACCTGCAGTACCTCAATCTATAGAGGCACTAGCCGTTTAATGTCAGCAAATAGATCGATTGAGATCTTATACAAAATGCAGACATTTCAGGAAAACTTCTTTGATAATGGAGCTATACCAGGTATTGTATTAACATCAGATAATACACTATCACAAGTAGCCAAAGACAAAACAATTCAAAACTGGATTAGAGGCTATAGCCCTAAAAATGGAGCTAAAAAGCCTATGATTTTAGACTCAGGTTTAAAGCCTTCAAGTCTATTAAATACAAGCTTTCAAGACATGGACTTTGATAACTCAATCAAGTCGCATGACATTAAAATATTAAAAGCTTTAGGAGTACCAAGTATATTATTAGATGGTGGTAATAATGCCAACATTTCACCTAATATGCGTTTATTCTATCTTGAAACTATTATGCCAATTATCAGAAAGTATACTTCAGCAATGGAGAGATACTTTGGATATGATATTGATGCTATTACTTCTAATGTATCAGCCTTACAGCCAGAATTAAGAGATATAGCAGCGTATAACTCAACACTAGTAAATGGTGGAATTATTTCACCAAATGAGGCTAGAAAAGAGCTACGTTATGAAAATAAGCCAGGACACGATGATTTAAGAGTTCCAGCTAATATAGCAGGCTCTGCAGCGAATCCAGCACAAGGTGGTGCCCCTAAGCAGCCAGATAAAGCGGCTTAAGGTTTATATCGAGGAGTAACATGAAAAATAAAGTATTATTTATTAATAGTACTTTTACTAAAGAACTTCCAAAAGTCGGTGATCAAGTAGACTCAATCTATATCGAAGGTTACGCAAGTACCCAAGATGAAGATAGATCAAATGATGTTATTCCTGCCTCAGTGTGGGAAGCCGGCATGAAAAATTACCTAAAGAATCCAGTACTACTAGCCTACCATGATCATGACGATCCTATTGGTAGAATGGTAGAACATAAGGTGGATGCTAGAGGTTTATGGGTTAAAGCAAGAATTTCAGCAGCTGCTGAGATTTTTAGTTTAGTAAAAGACGGAGTAGTAACCGCATTTAGTGTTGGATTTAGAGTCTTAGACGCTGAGTACAACGCAGCCGCAGAAGTATTTCTTATTAAAGAACTTGAATTGATTGAGATTTCAGTTGTTTCAGTTCCTTGTAACCAAGAAACTGTTTTTAGTTTGTCTAAAGCATTTGATAATGCTGATGAGTACAAAAATTTTAAATCGCAGTTTATTGTCGAGAGTGTCGCAGCTAAAGGGCTAGAAACCTCTACAGAAGTAAACAGCAAATCACAAAAGGATGTCGAAATGACCCAAGACGAAATTAATAAGCTAGTGGCTGACGCTGCTAAATCTGCAG